AATGGTACGCCAGTAAGCATCGGGGCTACAATCACCTCAACGCAGATAAATACAGGCAATGTTGTTTTTGTTCCATCTACATCTAACACGGTATCAATTGAAGTTGGCTTTCAGGCTTTCTCTTTAAGTGGAAGACAGATTACGTCTACAGATGGAATCTACCCTCCAGTTCAAATAAATCTTGCAACGCATCTTTTTGCTGATGCTGGAGATTTTTCTAACAATACCACCAATGGTGGCTTTGACTCTGATGCAGGCAATTTCGATGCCGGAACACGACCTGGAGGTGAATTTAACCTAGATGCTGGGAACTTCGATACAGGAGCCGCAGTTGTTGTTGGTGAACCTCCACCGCCCGCAGGTGCGTCTACTGGGAACAACACAGTAGATCCTGAACTAGATTCAGGTATCTCAGTCGTTGATGTTAGTGATGCAATTATTTCTAGCGATACGTTACCGACTCCTGTAGGCGACTTAAGTCCAAACTTTGAAGTAATTATTGATTTTAGATTAACACCAAGTTCATATTTTAGATTAGCAACAGAAGTATTGCCACTGCTTGGCTGGAACTATTATTATATTGCAGCGCCATTAGGCACTGCTATCGACATGGGTACAGTTGCAGATGCAAATAACTATACGATGAATTTTGGTACAATTTTAATCCCCAACGAACCTGTACTTGCCTCTTCTGTCGTTTAGTGGAATACTACCTTGAATTGGTTAAACGATGGCTGTTCTAACATCTGCAGAGGTTAACGAACAGGCTAATTTGTCGTATATTCGTGGAACATATAAGGTAGCTTTAACTTTAAGTAATACTGACTACGGTTCCTCTGTCACACTGGCCACTGTTGAAACAGATGAGGTTACTGTAGGCGATGGTGGTTACGCAAGGCTAAGCTATACTTACAGTTCTTCTGATTTGTTGGCTTACTCAAATGGACAGCCATTAGCTCAAAAGACGGCGACTTTTGTTCATGATGGGTCTTCTTCAAATATTACTTTTAATTATGTAGTCTTACTAAGGGACGTTGGTGGTACTGTAACAGTTGTTGGATTTGAAAAGCTTGCAGAAAGTGTTATATTATCTAACGGCAATTTTGCAAACATTAATATTAATATTTTACAAGGAGTTGGATAATGCAACTTATTAATAAGTTAAACGAGAATTCTAATATATCAAGGCTAAATGCTGTTGATGCTGCTTATGCCGGCAGTCCTTACGCTGGGTCTAATTTCAAAGCTAAGTGGCAAGGCTATAACGAGAATGGAATGGCTGTTGTTAAATATCAAGATCAAACATACACTGCTAAAAATTTGTCGTCTACTTCAACAGTAAAAAATAGAACAGTCTTTCTTAGGGTTGGCAAAGCTCATAGAACGGTAAGTTATTGACATGTCTCTTGAAAGGCTTGTAAAAGAATTTGCAGAGCGCGTTCGCGCTGAATTGATTGCAAGGATAGAATCAGAGAAGGACGAAGATATTGCAATTGTTAAATGGCAAGGATTTGATGAAAACGGCAATCCAATTGTTAAAGACACTGATCAAATAAGAACAGCCAAGGGACTAGGCAATATTTCTCAGAAAATTGGTTCTAAGCTAATTTATGATAAAGCCGGCAGCGTTGAATATAAACGAAAAAGAATAACTAAACTTGACGCAATAAAAAAGAAAAAGTTACCTGAAGCACTTAGGGTAAGAAGAATATCAAGGACACCTTTACTGGCAGATTTATTTGAAAGTTTAGATATACCGATCATAGCTTTCTATATGCTTACATATTCGACACAAAAGCCAGGAGCGAATTATTCAATAAATCAAGGCATTGGTGCAGGACAGTCGCAATATCCCAGCGCTAATCCCAGCACATCTGAAATTGTAAGTAATTACACTGCAGAGGCAACCCAGGGCGTTACTTATAGGATAAGTATCGGGGCAGTGGCTGTGGCATGTCAAAGCTTATTTGGTCAGCCGGGCTCTGCAAGTGCTTCAATCAGTGGATTAGGCTTGAATTTATCTTTAGCCATTGCTACCCCTAATGGTACTGATGAGCAAACTGATATAAGTCTTAATGTAGAACAAAGCGTATCAGGAGGCACTATTGATCAGCAATGTCAAGCTTCTGCTTACACTGTTGGATCTGCTGTATATCAAACTGGAGATTCAGAGGCAAGAAGTCAATGGGCTTTTATTTCTTTTCCAAGAGCTGTTTATTATTTTCAAACACCGGAAAACGCAAAAGTTGGTGACAACCCAATAAGAGAAATTGATTTAAATGCGATTGTTCCCAACAGAGTTTATAACAGCAGAATTGCTCATAACTATGTTTCAAGAGAAGGTGATGATGTTTTTGCTTATACTGTTTACTATGTTTTAGATGTTGACATGAGTCAGCACTATCAAGTCACTTTGAGAAATACAACGACAAATAAGAATAACACAAGACTTATTGGCAAGATTACAAGATATATAATTCATACAAAATTAAATCTTCTGACAGGCACTTATGAACATAAAATAAATGAAAGCTTAAATACCGGTATTGCAGATGCTGCCACCGGCCAACTACGCCAGTATGACGCTACAGATTGGGGCGAAACTTGGCTTTTAAATATAGAGCTTAGGGCTGTTTCTAGCCCAACTTCATCATCAAGTGACTGTTTAGCATACGCTTATATTAACAACCCAGACTACCACTTTAAGAATTTTTCAAAAGCACATAATAGTTTATATGCTATCAACCCTGAAGCCGTTTGGAGAGAATCTTACGAAGGTGACTGGCTTTATGCTTATAGAAACTTATCGTGGGACTTTAGCGCGGCATCAAATATTGACGGCTATGATATTAATCGGTTTTTAAATTTATCTTACAAAGATAGTTTTTTCTGGCAAGGCATTGATACTCGGCTCGACGAAAATTATATTACAGCACCATTCTTTAAAAGAAAAGATATAACAGGTACTGGCTGGGAAGGTAATACACCGATAAACGGTACCTTTGCCGATATTCAAGATATGTACACCTTTACTCTTGCTAATCCTACTGCTTTCGTGTGGAGTAATTATTTTGACGGGTCAATTCCAAACGTTCCTGATGATTACAATAGTTGGAGAAGCTGGACGTTCATGGAGTGGCTTGGCTTGGCCTTAGTAGGGAGCATTCCAGCACCCCGGCATTATGACAGCACTTACTCTGAAAAAATTTGGACTTTACCTGACTTTTCTCTTGCCCAAAATGTTTTTGAATCAGGGAATAAGATTGGAGACAGGCTAAGTTACGACTCTGCATGGTTTAATTTTGTACCTCTCGACTCTATAAGAATAGTTTCCTATGAAATAGCCGCAGGGATTGTTACATTAACAACAGCTTCACAGGGCTATGCCTTTAATGCAAGCGATTTAATTGACATAACTGAAGATGCGGCAATTGACGGACAATATAGCATTTATCAAGTCGTTTCAAATACTGAATTTAAGATAAGCATTCCAGGATCGACTAACACAGCAGGGTCAGTAACATCAACAGGGATAGCAACTAAATTGCCCCCAACGACATAAGGAATACTAGTTCAGCATTCTGAAGCCTGTGGCGCTACAAATTAGGAGGGGGACTTCTGCGGATGTAACCTCTGCAAGCTTCGTGCCACTAATTGGTGAGCCATTATATTTAACTGACAATCAAAAGCTTTATATTGGAGATGGCAGCACTCAAGGCGGAAATGCTATTGGCGGCGCAACAGATTTAGATCAGCTGACTTCAGTCACCTTGATTGATGAAAGCGTAGGAGCTTTAAATCTATACACAGTTACATCTAATACTGTTTTAGTTACATTATCGGTAGGCCAAAGTGCTTACTATGTAGGATTACAGGTCGTTATTTCTAACAGCTCAGTCGCTGCATTAAATGGCACACATACAATTACAAGTATTCCGACGGGGAGTCAGTTTGCTTTTGCGCTGACAACTGCAGATGTAACCTCAACGAGTGTCACTGGTGTTGTAACACCAAAGATTCCAAACGGAAATGTTTTGAGCTGGAATGAAACAAATTCATACTGGGAGAACGCACAATCACTTTCTGATGTAGTTAGCGATACTACTCCGCAACTTGGCGGGAACTTAGACACAAATAATAAGACTATTACTAGTGTCGGAACTAATAATATTGAATTTGATCCAGCAACTGGACAGAATGTAACATTTAAAGGTAATGCAACCGATGGTTCAGGGCGAATTAAGCTTAATTGCGAAGCAAATAGTCATGGGATCATTATCAAAGGCCCGCCACACAGCGCAGCGGCCACATATACATTAACCCTACCAAACGCACTTCCTACAGTCACAGGCCAATCTTTAACATCAGATACAAGCGGTAATTTAAGTTTTACTACTGTTAGCGGAGGTGGTGGGGCTGCGTCAAGAGCAAGCGCTAATGCGGCTACTTCTTCTATTGCTGACGGCGCATCTGCTGACATAACAATTACTGGTGCAAAGTCTTACATGCTTATGTCGATTCAAACCAGTGCAGCTGCCTGGGTGACTGTATATACAAGTACCGCCGCCAGAACCTCAGATGCTTCCAGAAGTAGCAATACTGATCCGTTGCCTGGAAGTGGTGTTATAGCTGAAGTTATTACAGGTGCAGCAACTACACAAAAAATTACGCCAGGACTTTTAGGTTTCAATGATGAATCTACAGTTACCTCAGATATTTATTTAAAGGTAGAGAATCGATCAGGATCTGCAGCGGCGATAACAGTAACTTTAAGCCTTTTAGTACTTGAGTCATGAGCACTTTTGAATATGTTGTTACGCTTCTGAATCGAGGTGATTTGGATGCATTTTACGCTGACATGGAGGAATTAGGGCATACTCGCGCTGAAGTACCAGAAAGAAAAGTCGAATGTTTTCAAAGAAGAGACATAAGCAGAAATACTCACTACTTACTTACTAAAGAAGAAGCTGAAGACCTTAAGTCCGACGACCGTGTTAGACACGTTGAATTGTTTGACGAAATACCTGAATTAACTAAAAATGCATCTCAAACATCTTATTTCAATAGGGGATATGCTTCCGACAGCAATCATGCAAGTGATTGGCACAATACTGACAAAAACTGGGGATTATATCGTAATTTTTTAGACACAAGTACTGCAAACTGGGGCGCAGAAAGTGGCAATACAAATGCTTTCCCTAGGGTTAATGCAACCATCTCATGGGACTTGGAGGGAGAAGATGTTGATATTATCATTAATGACGATCTAGTTGACCCAGATCATCCTGAGTATGCTGTAAATGCTGATGGCACTGGCGGCTCACGAGTGCAAAATATTGACTGGACTGATTATTTAGCTAATGGCGGCGTTGCTCATTGGAAAAGCATTTTCTATGATTATACAGAAAATCACGGAGCTTTATGCGCCTCTAGTTCTGCAGGCAATACTCATGGCTTGGCTCGTAAATCAAATATTTACTGCATTGAAGCAACAGGAAGACCTAAATTTGCAAAATTCAAAGCTACTAGGACCGGATCTCTTTTAACAGTTGTCTCTGTAGAATCTGGAAGCGAACCTATAGCTGTAGGTCAAAGCGTTTATGGAACTTCAGACCCAAACTTTGGAACTACAAGAACAATCTCTAGCCTAGGCACTGGTACTGGAGGCACTGGCACTTATAACCTGAGTTCAGCGCCATCAGGAGATCATTTATTTGTTGATGATTACTTTACTGGACATTCAAGCGCTGGCCAAAATTACATGTGGGATTACATAAGAGCTTTCCATAAGAATAAACCCGTAAATTCTACGACAAATAGACGTAATCCTACTGTTGTTAATGCTAGCTATGGGTTCGTCAGTTATTATAACTACAGTAGCTTGAGTTCTGTTCAATACAGAGGCACGACATATACTTCATCAGGCACAACATGGACGAATGACAATTTATATAGTAGTTTTGGTATTGTCCCAGCTCCAAGCCTTTATGAAACAAATTCCAATGCTACTCAGTTTGGTTACACAACTACATCAGCCTCTCTCCAGTCAGACATAGAAGACGCTATTCAAGATGGAATAATGATCGTTGGTTCAGCAGGCAATTCACAGCATAAAATGGATATTAGTGGTGGCTTAGATTTTGCAAATACATTTAATAACCTTGCATCTTACTCTTATCAAAAAGGCGGTCTTTTTGGTGATACTGGTGCAATTATGGTAGGTGCAATTGATAATGCGATCTCTTCAGGTAACGAATTAAAATCAAATTTTAGCAACACAGGTCCAAGATTAGATGTGTACGCTGCTGGCACTAATGTTCTAGGTACTGATTCAGGCGACAGAGCTTTTGGCAATATTGTATCTTGGTCTGTGACTAATAATGTGGCAACTTTTAATATAGAAGGCAAGAATCGTTCTCTTGGTATTTCTGGCTTAGACTATGCAGTAGGCGGTGGTAATCCAGTCCGAATAAAGATACAAATGGCCAGCTCTTCGCAATTCAATGGTTACCATAATTTTAAATATAGCATTACGCCGAGCGGCGCAAATCCATATTCAAACGATATAACTGGCTTTACTATTGATTTTACAGCAGCTAATACTTCTTTAACAACTGAAAGTGGATCTTTTTATAGTTGCGACCAAAATAGCCCAGCTGGTTTGTATGCATATCACTTATGCGATCCACGAAATGATAACAAGTATTTATATCACGCAAATGGCACAAGTTTCTCTGCACCGATCACAACAGGTTTAGTTGCATGTTGGACAAGCTATTTCGGTCGGCTTGATAGGGAAGAATTTAAAGCTTTAGTAGCAGAAAATGGCGCTTTGAATAAAATGACTGCGGGGGCAACAGACGATTACGATGATCCTCGTGCTCTTTTAGGTGGACCTAATACTATACAAAGATACAAAGACTTTCGGCCTAGCTCTGGTTTTACTTATCCACAGAATACTCATAAAGCAAGAAGTACTGCAACAGTAAAAGGACAGACTAGTTATGTAGCCTTTCCAAGGCAAAGAGTCTTGAGATATGGATCATAGGAACACTAGCCCGTCTATTTAGGGAGTGATTCCCTTTTACCATGTCTGAAGAAAACACCAAAGCCTCCGAGATGGAGACTGGCGGCCAAGAACTCGTTCCACAGGATAGCACTGAGGACAAGTCTCAGTACAGTCCAGATGAGGTCGCTAATCTTGTTAAAGCATTGCGATCAGAGAGAGAAGCTCGTAAGACCTACGAGCGTCAATACAAAGACAAAGAACAACAACTTTTAAAACTAAAAGATGTTGATTTAGACCGTTACCAACAATTAGAAGCTGATGCGGCTCGTGCTGCTGAGATTGAATCACGTTATGGTGAAACAATTCAAGCTATTGAAGAGAAGTATGGCCGGCAAACAGCAGAAGCCGAAGGCAAGGCTAAGCAGGCTGAAACGCAAATTAATGAATTCAAAAAGCGTTATGCTCTTGAAAAAGTATTTACTTCAGCTGGTGGACGAACTGATTCTGCCGACGGCATTTCTTTTTTCGACATGTTCGCGGAGCAGATGAGCAAGCGGTTTAGGCAAGAGCCTAACGGCAGTATTACTGTTGTTGATGAGCAAGGTGATCCTATTCTTGACAGCGAATCCGGCAAGCGAATCTCACCTGAAGATTTTGTCAGCAGCTATAAAACACATCCTGTTTACGGAACTTTCTTTAAGGGAGTCAAAGGTTCAGGGGCTGGCTTGAACTATGCTGGAACGGATGCAAACGGAATGCCTGTAGAAGACTTAACGTCTTTGTCTAGGGAGGAATTATTCCTAAAGGCATTTGGATAAATGTTTTGCCCCGAAAGGGGCTTTTTTATTGGGAAGAATAGAAGTTTCGGAATTATATGTTAGAAAGCACCCGGTTTTGACTGGCCGTGATGGTTAGCAGGCAGGGTGTTCGAGTTAGAGCGTGATGCTCTGGACACGTTTCACCTTTCCTCCATTAACCACAGGAGTTTAATTCTAATGGCTTTAAATCTATCCGAGGCTAAAAAGCACTCTCGGAATCCACAAGAGCTAGCAGTTGTAACTGAGTTAGCAGCTGGTCCGCTTTTATCCGTCCTCCCTTTCCGCGACATTCAAGGCAATGGCCTTTTCTGGAAGCGTGAAGAGAGCCTAGGAGACGTTGGTTTCCGTAATTACAACGCTAACTACACCGAAAGCTACGCTGAGATCAGTCAGCAGTCTGAAAGCCTTCGTCTGTTCGGCGGAGACATCAAAATTGACCGCGCCATCCTTGATTTGGAAGGTGGTGAGTCACGCGCTTATCAAGTGCAATCCAAGACACGCGCAATGCGCCTTTCCTGGGAGTCTCTGTTCATTAACGGCGATTCAAATCAGTCTCCTTCTGAGTTTGATGGCCTAGCTGCTCGCATGCCAGCGGCTGACCACGCCTCCAACTCTCAAGTACATCGCAATGCTTCTAGCGCCGCGACTCTTGACTTAGGTGCTCTTGATGAAGCCATTGACTCGGTTGATGCACAAGGCGGCACTAAGTACTTGGTTATGTCCAAGTCTGCACGTCGTGCTTTGACAACCAAGGCCCGCGCTTCTGCTCAGATTGATATTGCTCGTAACGAGTTTGGCTATCAGCAGATGGTTTACGCCGGTCTGCCTGTCATCGAACTTGAT